TTGTAATGAATAGCAATAATTAAACATTACAGAAAAATCAGTACCCTTACTGGTATCAATTAAAGGTATTGTTTGTAATGACCAGCAATTAGCAAACATATAGCTAAAACTGATTCCAGCACTTGTATTTAACAAACCTATATTTCTCAATGAATAACAATTATAAAACATATTGGAAAAACTAGTTACTAAAGCAGTATTCAAAGCTGGAACAGAAAATAACGAATAACAACAACCAAACATATTGCCAACACTAGTCGCTTTACTCATATCAATTAAAGGTATAGTTTGCAATGAATAGCAATAATTAAACATATAGTTAAAAGCAGTAACCTTTGATGTATCTAATAAAGGTATACTCATTAAAGTATAACAATGATCAAACATGTATGAAAAAACTTGTGCTGAAATAGTATTCATCAATCCAATTGTTTGTAATGACCAACAATTGGAAAACATGTACGAGAAATTAGTTGCGACAGCTGTATTTAAAGCTGGAACGGTTTCTAACGCATAACAACTATAAAACATATAATTAAGATTAATAGCTTTACTCATATCAATCAAAGGTATTGTTTGTAATGTATAACAATTATAGAACATATATGAGAAAGTAGTTCCACTACTTGTATTAAATAAAGGTATTGTTTTCAACGCAACACAAGAAACAAACATGTATGAGAAATTAGTTCCCTTGCTAGTATCAAATAAATCTATAGTTTGTAATGATTCACAACACTGAAACATGTATGAAAAATTAGTAACTAAGTTAGAATTTATTATATTTATGTTTTGTAATGACTGGCAATAATTAAACATATAATCAAATGTCGTTGCACTATTAGCATTTAATAACGGTATCTTTTGCAGATTGTAACAATAATTAAACATATAGCTAAAACTTGTAATCAAATTATTACTTATCAAGGAAAACTGTTTTAAATTAGCATTATATATGTTCCCTACTTTAGATACTATCAAGGTTGATAAATATGGTCCAGACACAACAATATCTAGCCAACCAGTAGAATATCTTTGCAAGTTAGTCTGTGTATGTCTAACATCTAAATTTATACTTGTAAGATTACTACCTGATTGTGGAGTAATAGTCACTATCACCTGCTTATAACCTAAACTACATATCGTTGTATCAGATATTGAAGAATATGTATATTTGTGTAAAGCAGCAACTCCAGTAGCTACATTCTCAGAAGTACCATCACCCCAATCTACTGTGTATGCACCAGCACATGTAAACGCTATAAAATTACTATCGTGATCATACACAGCATGTAAACCAACCATTTTTTCCTCAGTATCCAACACAGTAGGTAGTGTCAACCAATCAGTCGGCCTAACAAAACTAGTCGCTGTAGGAGTTGTATAATTATAAACAGGTGAAAGTCCAGCACTTATACTTTCGATCTTAGTAGCATAATCAGCAAATAGATCAGTATCGGAAACAGTAACACCTTTAGCTATCAGTGAGGCTTTGATATCACTCTTTATACTAGCTAAAGTTAATATTTTATCAGCAATAGTCATACGTTAACCTCCAATTATGGCAGTAAGCGCAGAATCAATGTCGCCCAATTCATCGCTAATTTTTTGGCTTGACCAAACTGTAGTTGATGATGTTACAGTATCATCTATTGATACAGAACTACTAGCAGAGGCATCAATCCACTTGGTATCATTATCCGCATCGCTATTTTTTGCCAATATCTGATCGGTAAGACCACCAGCGGGTACGCCTAAACCGTCTGCACCAGCCGCACCCGTTGCGCCCGTTGCACCAGTGTCACCTTTTTCGCCTTTAATCCCCTGTAGACCTTGAATTCCCTGCTCACCAGTATCACCCTTTATACCCTGTATTCCCTGCGGTCCCTGATCGCCGGTATCTCCTGTATCGCCCTTAACTCCTTGTATTCCTTGCGCCCCGGTGTCACCATTCAGTCCTTGTGGTCCTGTATCACCAGTATCACCTTTTAAACCTTGCAGGCCATCAGCGCCTGTTGGACCTTGTATACCCTGTGGCCCAGTCGCGCCCTGTGGTCCTACTTCCCCGGTATCTCCTTTTTCACCCTGTATGCCCTGTGTTCCCTCCTCTCCTTGGATACCACGTTCTCCAGTATCACCCTTTAACCCAATTTCACCCTGTGGACCTTGATCGCCTTGAATCCCCTGCGGACCTTGCAACCCCCGCGGGCCAGGCGCGCCAACATATACCTCTATCTCGATTTCCGGCGGTAACGTTAAATCAATTACAATTTCATCACTCATACAGTTCTAGTCACCCCTGGCGATACTGACACAATGCCATTTATAAGTCGAGTCGTTACGCCCGTTGGTGTAGTTAAAGTAATATCTAGTGTATATTCGGTTTTATCCTTGTAAGTTCTACCAGTTGCCGGAATAGTCCATGTTTCCTCGTCCGTCAATTCTAAATGAATTTTGCCGATTTCATCCTTAACAATAGTACAGGTAGGAGTGGCAATAACCTCGCCGCTGGCCGTTTTCTTTATTTGACAATTAGCCACATATCCGGAAAGGTCTTGAGATACTCCAGCTACTTTGTATGTAAAACCGGCAGTCCATGTGGAACCTTGCTCGATTAAAAAATCTTGTTCGGCTGCTGCCATTCAATCACCCCTAACTAAGTCTTAGCTGAGCTATTAAAGCATTTAGCGTTATACTTTTAACTTCACTTGTAATTGTGCCATTTATAATAAGAGTAGGATTTTCCAAAATTGTACCAACAAATATAGCAATGACTATTTTATACAGGTTACTAGTGTACTCTTGCGTAACGCCCGCATTTTTCATATATTCCTCAGCAGCTAACTGATACAATAACAGAATATCATCCAAGTCGTATCCGTCTATTTTTAGGAGTTTTTTAAGCTCGTCTAAATCCATAATTTCACCACCTAAAAATAATATGAGGGCAGTTAATACCACCCCCATACATCAATTATTTACTATACTGCTGCAGCTTTCTTGATCCGCAAGAATCCATTCTGAGCTACCACGTTACCACCGATGAAAATACTGCCACGGTGGGCAATCTGCCCGGTAGAGAATTTGAAATCGGTGCTTCTCTGAACATCCAAGTCGCTGAATACTACTAATTTATAGTTAGACAAAGGACCATAGCACATACAATAAGCGCCTACAGCCGTTGCTGTTGCACTAATCGCTTTACAACCAGCACTATTGATAATATAAGGAATACCGTCAATAGTACCGGTGTTTCCATTGGTCACGATGGTGTGGAACGTCTTGCCATCGGTAGTACGAAGTTGGCTGAACGCTTTCAAGTCAACCTTATTTAAAACCAATACGGCCTGATCTTCTACATCTTCATCGCCACCAAAGCTAAAAATAATATCATTCAATGTAGTATTGGAAATAGCGGATATGCCCAAATCAGTAGCGGCATCAATAGCAGTAGCGGCAGTCGAAAAAATACCAGCAATATGATTAGTGGCGCCATCACCAATAAGAATATCCTTGGTGATTTTTCTGCGAACAGACTTGCTGATACCAGACATTACAACTGCTTCATACGGCGCAGCAGGAAGTTTTTGCACTTCTTCGGTAGTCTCGCTGTATGCAGTAGTTTTTGATTTATTAATTGCGGCCTGTCCGAAAGTAGTATCGGCATTAGCGTATGCGATACCTTCAGCAGTATTATCACCGGCAGGGGTATCGATTTCATACGGCTGGGTAAAAGACTCGCCGCCTGGTAACGACATGTAATCAACCCGATCAATCAATCCGGAAATTTTATTGAAAGTAGGATTAATGTCAGTAGCTTGATGCTTTGCCAGTAAAATGTTGGAACTTCCGACTGTTACGGAACGCATTTCTTTTAAATCCTTGCCGCGTTTTTCACATTCAGCTAAATGGATTTCTTCTTTGCTGCGTTTTTCATCATCCAAATTAGCACTGGCGAGTGGCTTAAATCCAACACCAGGAGTATAATCAGCACTGCGCTGTTCTTTCTGTCCTTCTTGTCCATTAACCACCTGAGTCCTGGCGGATTGGCCTTCTTGGAAAGCAGCGTTTGCTTGCTCAGCTGGCAACGCATCAATCATGCCGCGAAGATCATTGATTTCACTATTTAATCCCGTAATCTGAGTATTAATACTTCTAAGTTCAGCGACATCTACGCTTTTTTCGGACTGGCCCACCAATGCAGTACGGGCTTCTTCTTTCACCTTGAGCATTGCTAATAATTTTGTTTTCATGTTTATATTCCTCCAATAATTTTATTTTTAAATTTATATATATCTAGCTCTTTAGAGTTATCCAACTCTTGAGATCGAGCGTTATCCAACGCACGTTTAGCATTATCCAATGCCGTCTTATCCCGAGCATTAATATCAGTCAAATCGTATGCTGGGCAATTTACAGCTGATACCTCATAAACCTTGGCTATTGAGAGTATTGTGCGAGTCGGTGTGTCAGAATCCAGATCACTCCATTTATCTTCCTTGACTCGAAACATGAATGACATTCCTGCCATATCGCCACGATCAACACTGGAATACAGTTGTCTAGCCTCGCTATTGTTTTCAGTATCAATATTGGCACCCATAGATAATCCAATATTATCTATTGATAGTTGCATCGTGCTATTGCTGTTATTTCTACGACTCCTTGCCAGGGGTATTTTACGTGTATCATGATTAATAAAAAAAAGAACGTCGTCGAAGTCGCATCCGTCAAACGCTCCCCTAGAAATTATTTCATTATACCAACCACCGATCGATGTCATGGAATCAAATACGGCAGCATGTCCTTCTAATCGCTTTTCAGCTTGTCCTTCTGGTTGTAACGCCCTGAAATCAGGAACATTATAACTTCTAGTAATTAGCATTGATTCGTCAAACTTTTTTCCCACTTGCTGATCCTCCTTCTGCTGTTTTAGTAGCTCCTGCATTATTTAGCTGATAGTTATCAATAATGGCAGTGTTTACGAAATTAAGCGACTGCAGTCGCCGGTCTCCTTCATCAAATGGCTCAAAACCAAAAATATCATTAATTTGATTCAATGTTTGCAACCCGGTATTAGTTGCCAATGTAGCAAGTTCAATCTTATTGGCCATCGAGAGGTAAGCAACTTTACTGTAATAACATTTAATTCTATGCCCCACGTCCTGCTCACGCTGCGAGAATAAACACGCTGACATGCCCTGCTCAAACTCAACAATAAAATCTTCAAGGCAGGACTGATAAAATGCACTGTGCTGTTCCCCATCATAATCGCCTGAGAGCATCGCCTCTGATATTCCGTACCGTTCACGCACAATGCTTTTAAGAAAGGTCATTACTTCGCTTTTTATTTCAGCAGGTTTCATGTTAAGCGGAGTAAACTCACCCGCGAGATCAGTGGCCACAATACCTGCCTTACTGGTAAAGATGTGTTCCTCAAATTTATCTCTAGCAATTTTAATTTTGTCAGCATCAATCAAAGTTTTGGCAGTATACAGTCCGTTAATCTTTAAGCTAGCCTCTATTGACTTCGGCAACCCCTGCAGTACTTGATCAAGTATCTTAACAGAGCTTAACAAGTTTACTGTATCAGGTCTGCCAAAGTCATTACCGCCACCAATAATAGTGTTCTTTCCTCGGCGCCATCTCAAATGGACAATATCGTTATAGGGCAATATGTCAAACGTACCGTCACGCCAAGTAAACTTTATTTCCCACACATTACCGCTATCGTCTGTACCTATCTCAATACCAGTCGGATTAAGAGGATAAAATGCTATGTACTTACGGTACTGATTACCCATGGTGTCCGCTACCATATCGTACTGAGGATAGATAAAACAATTACAATCCTTACGCCGCAGCCACTCGCAGCAGGCTAGAAAATCTTTTGTTGTTTGTAGCGGATTGGGCTTGAACCTAAAAAGCCTGGTAATATCATCATTTTGTTGACGAATACTGCCGGGCTTTTCCATTACAGAAATAATGTTAATCTTACTTATTTCTGTCGCTATGCGGTCAATGCAATTATTGACAAAATCACTGAGATAAACATCCTCACCAAACTGGCTAAAAATTGCTCTGCCATCATTTAGAATTGACGCTATAGTCTTATTGATTTTTCGTTGTTTGTAGTTTGCAAGTACACTTTTTAAGTAGTTAAATATCAAGTTATCACCTCCTAACACCTGGCTAAAAATTCACTTTTAAACCTGCTATATGTAGCTTCTGTGATTATAAAGCCCAACGTGCCATCAATCCTGTTTTTACTCTGGCCTTGCAACTTTACTGGCATAATCATTCCTAGATTGTGAGTTTTATATGATGTATTTTTAAGACACCAGCGGTCAATCTCATTGTTGTTGTAGTTAAGATTTTTATTTTTAAGATCAGATTCAACCACTCGCATTGGGCCAGACAAAGAAAGAAAATCCATGCCTATTCTTTCAAGTACTTCTTCGCCAAAATGTTCTTTGACAAGTTTTTTGAAGTCCAGTGCATGCCAGTTATCGTATCCAATGCGAAAAGGTGTCATTTTATACTCCGTATAAAGTAAATAAAACCATTTTACTACTATTGCCGCATCGACTTCACTGCCGGGACAAATAGTAACTAAGCCTTTCTTGGCCCACTCACGATAATTTTTCTTTTCGGGATTCAGCTTGCTTTGATCTTCCAGTATTGCATCTGCTTTATCCTCGCAGATAAAATACATGGTCAATGTATGCTTTTTCATTGTCTCAGGATCAATAAACATCGCTTTGGCATTGCATAAGTCGGTAGTCTCGGCAAAATCTAAGCCACCTATATAATATTTACCTCTAAACCCTTCAACGTCGAAGGTAGCTGTATTGTTTATGTCGGCTTCCATCAGCCACGCCGCCGCGCCATTCTGTCGAATATTATAATCTTTCGCCAGCATGTAGCTACGGACCGCTGTTTCTGTTTTTGCCTGATTAACAAGGCCGTCAAGGTATGACCACTTTTTAGATACGCCCAAATTAGGGTTAGCCTTTACCCATGAGCTGCGATCCTGATATATCTCTTCTTCACTGTCCATCGTATAAAGCCAAACCAGTAACCTATTATTATCTATCTCACCTTTTAGTACCTTACGCGCATACAATAATCTTTTATCAAGGTATCCATCGTCGGTAAAGCCCTCGGTAGTGATCTCGAATAGAATCGGTTCTAGTTTCGTACTCATTGACTGTTTTATCGGCATAACTAGACCATCATCTTTGAGTTCATGGACCTCATCGACAATGGCGAAGTCAATATTTTTACCTTCTTTAGCTCCCGTCTTGACTGATAGCTTTTTTACCTTAGCTTTGTTTTGATGTGAGAATTTACCCTTCTTACTTTTCTGCTTTGGGTTCCCCATAAAAATACCCTTTATATTTTTACGGCTTACACGCTCAAGGCTTTTTGATTCTTCCCGCATATTATTAATTTCTTGAAAAACAATATCGCTTTGTTCGTAATCATTGCTGGCACATAGAATGTTTGTACCTGTTTCCCCACAAAAAAACTCACAGTTGCCAAGAGCGGCGCACAGTGAGCTTTTACCGTTTTTTCTGCCTATAATTAATAATATATCAGTGAATCGTCTTAACCATTTACTGGCCTCTTCATCGTAAATCTTAAAACCGTAAGTAGCTTCGATTAATGCCTTTTGCCAAAGCTCCAACAAGAATGGTTTACCTGCAAATGGTGAAATACTATGACAGCACTTGGTTTCAATGAACTTAATACGCTTATGTGGCTCTGCCATTTCATAATGATATTGTTCATCCTGTAAATTTTCGATCAAGGTTTCAAGGCACATCATTAATTCTTGTCCTACTATAATTTCTCTGGACCTGCATTTCTCGTAGTATTCGATCAGGTAAGATTGTGGATACTTAGCCTTTAATTCAGTTAGCACATACAATCAACTCCTTTAATGCCAACACTTACGCATTGGAACCACCGCCTTTAAGCAAATTCGTCTAGGTCGTTGTCCTCTTCATCAACATTCCTGCCTAAGATATTTGATAATTTAGCAATGTAATTCAGGTAATTAGCCCTGACTTTAACAATCATCCTACTAACTGGTAACTCTTTTTGCATGTCTGGATTAGTTGGACGGACCTTTATTAAGCCTGTTTTGGTAACTATCTCGTTAAGTCGATCAAGTTCAACGCGCAGCCTGGATGCTTCCCAAATAGCTCCGTCTAGTAAATCTATCTGCTTTTCATCGCAACCTGCAAATAATGCCTTGATTCTTTCATATTCTTTCGTGACCTCCAACGACATCACCAACTCTTAAATTATTTCAGAAACTTTCTAGGAAAAAGTCAAATTTGTAATTTGTGTGCAAGAAGGGGAAGGCACTCGGTCCAATGTAACCGGCCCCGAAACGCGATGGTGGGGGGGAGTGCATTGCGCCCCACCAATCACTCAACATACTCACTCCACCACTTATCAATAAATTTATTCCACTCAGCGCTCTTACCACTAGCGATAACCCTCGCCATGCATTCAGCCTTAGTAGTATCAACGTATATAAGCTCAGCCCCTAACTCCCTAGCCAACCGCTCACGCTCCTGCTTGTTGGGATAACCACCGATGATGTAGCAATCATGCCACTCACCATAGCGAGTGCGAATCATATCAAGCATTTTATCTCTCAATGCGAACACATTAAACCTTAGATTGTTAGGCTTATCATACAGCGCCTGACCACTGATACACTCATATAGCTTATCAAGATCAAGTATCATATCTCCATAGCTCGACAGATGATTGACGAGCGTGTTCTTACCACTCAATGGACTACCATAAACAATAAACACATCATGTTTGTTATACCCATATCGCCTATGCTCCTTGTTGTGGCAATCAAAACATATGAGCTCAACATTATCTTTATTAAGGGTAATGTTTATATCGTTAATATTAAGCGGCGTCAATGCTATCTTGTGATGCCCTATTAACTTAGAGATATCAAGCATTACACAGCCACACCGCTGACACTTAGGACCACGCTCGATGATTAGGTTGAACCTAAAGACTATCCATGACTTCGATGTATACAGCTTCTTTGCAAAGTCCTGAGCCATATTTACCAATCCTTTAATTCAAGTTCTCTTTCTCTTAGTTTCAGTACCGCATTATCATAAGCAATCTTATGCTTGTTCATAAGTACCCTCGCCTTTTTCTCCTGCACCCGGGTGAGAGCTTCTTCAACTTTCAAAATATCGTCAAATTTACGGTATTCAATCTCAGCAACCTCAGTAACTACTAACTTGGTCTCAGGGACAATCACCACTTTACTCCGGCCAGCTTTTTCATCGTATACCTCAATTGGATTCTATTCCACCTGCAACTCATGCAGTACCTTGCGTTCTTTCTCAGTTAGGCCATCTATTAACATTTTTATGCGTTCCATCATCCGACGCTCACGCAATGTAATCAGCCGAATATCTCCTTCAATTTGAACGAAAGTATCGGTATTAATCGCATTACAAAGCATCTGCTCTTCTTCAGTAAGGCAGTCAAACCAAATACTTTCATGCTCTCCAGTGGTCACTGCATTCTTATTGCGTACAGGACCACCATTCCCACCCTTGTTGCCAAGGGCATTTTTATTGCCTTTTGGAGCTCCATGACCTTTGGCGTTTTGACTACCTTTAGGAGCGCCCGGTTTAGGAGCGCTCCTATTAGAGTTTATGATCGCTCCTTTATTTGAATCGGAGCACTCCTTTATTTTTTCATCCCAATTATCTTCTGTTTTCCACTTTCGGATGCGTGAATCTGGGATTCCAATTTCATTAGCAATATCTTTCAGTTTGGCAGCGCCACCACTACCTTTCCAGATTTCAAAAGCCCTGTCCCTATCAGGGTTTCTAGGCCTCGCCATACTACATATCACCCACCTCCGCTACAATTCATCTCGCTGAAGCTCTATGTCAAGCTCAATCAGTTTTTTAAGATCATCAACGCTATTTATTTGAATTGCACCTTTTTGAAAGTCGCTTACCCACCTTGCAATTCCGGCCTGTACAATCTTCCGGTACTTTGATTTCGAGTCCTGAACACCCTCGCAAATAGCAGCTTGATGCTTCAATAGTAAACTTTTTTTATCATCAATAGAACGCTTGTTTGTTTTAATCATTGCCGACACCCCCATCCATGGTTTAAAATGGATATGAGATAGTAGTCTGTATAATCTGTGGCCACAGTGTGTCCTACTATCTCCTGCTGGGAGTGCCCAGTGTAGGACGGATGTTAGCGCATCCGTCCTTAGATAATATTTAAAGGAGGGATTATCTTGAGATGTTACAATAATACCCACCCTAAATGCAAACGTAACCAATGCACTGATCATTATTATAAAGAAGATAAAACTTCATACTGTATAAATCTACAAAAAAGAGAGAATGTTGTTTATGAGTATATTCCCATTGATAGTGATTGGCTGAAAGTGAATGATTATGATTCAAAAAATATTACTATGAAATTCATGATGAAAAAAGTTCTGTAAAACACTTTCTTATAAACGTATCGTCTTCTGCCCAGTAAACTCTTCATATCTGCGAATTATCACATCACAATACACTGGATCCAGCTCCATGGTGTAACATACTCGTCCGGTCTGCTCAGCAGCCATCAGCGTGCTACCAGATCCACCAAATAGATCTAGAACATTCTCTCCCTGCCGGCTACTGTTTTGAATTGCCCTAGCACAAAGCCCAATCGGCTTCATGGTTGGATGCTCACCATTTTTGAGTGGTTTCTCAAAACGCCATACAGTTGACACGCTATCATCACCGGACTGCAATACTTCGAACGACGGCACCCGAATAGTGATCGTCTGAATACCGGCCGTAAAAGTAAACAGCGCCCCCTCATTGTCTTCTTTGACAACGATTGGCGCTGCTTCTTCAATTACAGTACTTTGCTTACGACCACCATGCCACTTATGAGCTGCGCCTGGTTTCCACCCATATAAGAGAGGTTCATGCCGCCATTGATAATCTTGACGACCAAGAACGAATTGATTTTTAACCCAAACAAGACATTGTTTGAGTAGCCATCCTGCATCCTGAAGAGCTCCACGGAAGTTACTGCCCTCGGAATCAGCATGACATACATAGATGGCACCGCCTGGCTCTGTCACCATAAACATCGATGTAAAAGCATCATTCAAAAATTGCTTAAACCGTTCCGCTGGCATGTTATCATTTTTGATGGTTAGTTTATCGGCTGTCCCGCCCTCATATGCTACATTGTACGGTGGATCCGTGAACACCATAGCCGCTAACTTGCCTTCCATGAGTTTTTCAACGTCGGTAATCACTGTAGCGTCACCACACATTAAACGATGCTGACCAAGCTGCCAAACGTCACCAGGCTTTGCTACAGGATCCTTAATCTCCGCTACGGCTGCAGCCGCGTCGAAATTATCTTCTTTGACTTCGGCTATATTGAAATTAGATAGAAGATTATCTATTTGCTTATCTGTAAACCCAGTAAGGTCCATATCGATATCGCCTAAGTTTATTTCAGATAGTAAATTGGCCAGTAGAGCATCATCTATCTGGGAAAGTTCTGCTATGCGGTTATCAGCGATTAAGTCAGCCCACTCTTCAGCTTCAGTGGCATAATCCTGACGATCTACTGGAACCTGAGACATGCCTAGCAATTGAGCTGCCATTAGTCGCCCATGACCACGTACAACAAAACCAGAGCGGTTGCTCACTGTAATTGGAGCACGCCAGCCCTGGTTTTTGATTATCTTGGCTAGTAATTCGATTTGTTTTTGAGGATGCGTATTAGGATTCTTCGGATTTAGCACTAGCGTTGTAACGTCGGCTAGATCGTTATAGGCGCAATATATGTTAATACTATTATTTGTTGTCATTGTTCCTCTCCTTTTTGGGTTTTGTTCTATCCTTACACCTAGCTGATTTCAAGTGCAACGTTGATCTCATGCACTCCTTATCAACGTTGCAGGCGCAATCTTTCGTTTGGCATTTCATGGTGTCACCTCATTTTCTGTTT